GTATCCTAGCCAGCACTAGGCCGCCAACTCCAATGACTCCTGCGTATTTTCCGTCTTTGACTTGTGGGTAATTAGAGTCAGGATATTCATCCGCTCTAACAAATTCCCAACCAGATCTCAATTTGCCGGATATGTTCTTCGTATCATCGAAGCCCACACTTTCGGCTCTTATCCATCTATGTCTAAATCCGTCTGGCGCAGGTGGTGCATCCAGAGATGATGGGGGAGTCCAAACTTTTGGTCTTTCATTTTTGACCATAGTTTCGCTCGCGCGTGAAGTCTTAATATTTTTATTTTTTTCCATATGCTTATATCTCCTTCGCGATTAATTGTTTCGCATATTCTTCAAGTGGCACACCTAATCTTTTAGCAATTGCTACTTGTGAAGGTGTGAGTTTCACTGTTTTTTTGCGTCCTGTTTGGCTTGGACGTTTCGCCGATGCTACAGTTTGAGCAGGTTTTGCTCTTTCTGTAGAATTATCTTCTACCTTAGCAAATTTATGCGGAAACTCAAGTCTTATTCTCTTGTCTATTTCTGCATAATAATCATCGCCTTTAGGATCGAATCCTTCTTCATTTACAAGTCTCTTATGTAAGTCAAAAGCCGTGTAAGTCATAGCGGAATCGCTTCCAAACCATGAATTTTTTGATGCCCAATCTTCAGCTTTAGGATCAACATTAGGTGTTTCAGATTGTTGAGGAGTTATATTAATATCTCTCCTAACATCTGATTTAACAGCATTTTGTTCCCTTGCTTTTAAAGCGCCTAATCTTGCAGCATCTATATTTAGACTTGCAAGTTGTTCCTGTGCTACAATTTGTGCATCCACATTACCTGATTCAATAGCATTTTTTAATGCAGTTCTTACAGCTTCTAAATTTGTTTTAACTCTTCTTTCAAATTCAGAAACATAAGTCTTATCAAGTTTTGAATACTTATTCTCAGCTTCTTGTTTAACTGCTTGAGCAAAACGGATAGCTTCTTCTCTTTGTCTTTCCGCTTCTCTTTTTTCAAAAGTTAGTTTTGAAATACGTTTCTTAACGCTTTCACTATATTTTTCTAACTCATTTTCCTGTTCTTTTTTTATTTCTGTTTTTTGTTCAACAGATTTATCTTCTCCTTTAGATTCAACAACAGGCTTCTCTTCCTCTTGTTGTACTTCTATTTTCTCTTCTGCAACGGTTTTCGTCTGCTCGTTGTTTTCGTTAATATTGATTTCAGCGCCTTCTTCCTCGCCGACATCTATCATTGGGTCTTTTTTCTTATCTTCTATTGGCATAGTGCCTCCTATGTTTAAATATGATGAAGAACATCTTCAGGATTTTTTATAGTCCCAAGTACTTCGTCATCGTTTAGTAGTCGCACTTCTCCACCCTCTATTGGTAATCTTGAACCCGCATAGCGAGCAAAGATAACCCAATCTCCTTTTTTACACCATGGACCTGTTGGGTATCTTTCTTTATCGTGATACGCTAATGGTCCAATTTTTAATACATAGCCACAGTTAGTAGCTATTCTTAATTTATCTAATGATTCTTGTGCAATAATAATTCCACCTTTAGTTTTATCTTTAGGTGTAAATGGTAATACTAATAATCTCCAACCTGTTGGATTGGGTAAACTATCAACTAAAGATTCAGAAATATTTTCTGCTCTTATAGTTTTATCTTCAATTTTTTTATTTTCTTCTTGATATTTTTCTTCAAGACCTAGAACGGTCTTTGGTATTTCGTTTGACTGTGCATCAGTCGATTTTAATAATGTTTCCGCCATTGTTTTTTTGCTCCTTTTTGCTTAGCAGGTTAGAGAGTTCCTGTAATATATATTCGTATACACGAATTTGTCCTATCATATACTGGTATTTTTCCATATTGTCAATATTACCTGAAGTAATACTTAAAGTAATATTTTCTAATTGATTTTTAGCCAGTCTTTGTAATTTTGTAATTACTTCTATTCCATCCATAATTTAACAATTCCACTTTCTTAATGACTTATTAATTCTTGAATTAGGGTCTCGTGCAGTTTTTGCAGAAGTTAATCTTTTCTTCATCCCACTCATTCTGGCACAGAATGATTTTCTTCTCTTCGCTGCCTTTGAACCAGGTTTTAGTTTACTAGGTTTTGTTGTAACTGCCAATGATAATTTTGATCCAGGATTTGCAGCTCTATAAGATGCAATACCTTTTCTATTTAAGCCACCTGATTCAGATTTGCCTTCTTTACGTTGCCATGCTGCGGTTCTACCACCAGATGCCATCATAGTTCTACCTCTTCCTCTTAATGCAACATCACCCATATTAATAAACTTTTGTTTTTTTAGTTTTAATAATTCTACCTTGTCCTCTACCTACTAGTCCACCTTCTTTATAATAATCAACTGGGTTGTATTCTTTAGTAGAATCCTCTGGAAATAATCTAGAATATTTTTCAGCATCAAGTTCTTCTTGAATTACTTTTTTATAATTTTCATCTAACTTTTTTTCAGATTCTTTAAATTTTTTTTGTCTCTCTCGTTCTTGTTTATAATATTTTTCTCCACTCATACTAATCCTCCACCACTCATTTTTTTTCTATTTGTAAATGTTGGAACATTAGATGGTTTAGGTCCAGTATTACCAGCTTGTTGTTTTCTTTTAACAGCGGAAGCTCTTTGACCTTTACTCATAGCTCTAGCTTTAGCTATGGGCACACATTTAGGATAATTTTTTCTTGTCTCTCCACCACTTCTTCCACATTTAGGATAAGATCCATCGGATTTTCTATTTGCAATATCAACCCAATTTTCTTTAACCCAGTTACGTAAACCCATATTAATATTTTTTTGTAACCTTTCTTCTATTTTCTAATACACCACCACAACCTTTAGCAACACCACCTTGTTTATAATTTGATACCATTTTTCTTTGTTGTGAAACGCTTCCTCCACCCATCTTCTTTTTACGTCCACCTGGAACTACTTTACCAGAACAAACTGCGCTCGCGTACATGTTCGCGTACGCGCTCGGGTACACGTCAAATTTTGCTTTTGCTGCTGCTTTTCCTCTTGGGCAAAGTTTAACCATTATTTTTTTCTTTTTTTAATATTTTATCTAAAATTTTAGATTGTTTTAAATGCCTAACAGAAGATTTTTTTAAATCTTTTGCTATATTCATTAAACCACCTTTTTTCATTTCTTTAGGTTTTTTAGACATTCCAGCTTCGGAAAGAGCAATAGCAACTGCTTGTTTTCTAGATTTTACAACTGGTCCTTTTTTACCAGAATGTAATTTACCTTTTCCAAACTCTCTCATAACTTTACTAACTTTAGTTTGACCACCTTTTGCCATTTTTTCTTTTACCATTGTACCTTTTTTATTTTCTCTAAATCCTTGTCTTTCCATTTTAGTTTCTTTAGATTCCATTTTCATAGATTCCATACCTTCATGGGCCTTAGATTCATCCATAGCTTTACCACCTCTTTTCATAAGAGCTCTACCTTGTCCTCTTAATGCAATATCACCCATTATTTTTTACCTCTTTTAATCATACCACCTTTTTTCTTAATGACACCTCTACCTTTTAAAACATCTTTAAAAGTTACTTTACCATCACCAGTTAAATCTGGAAATTCTTTTCCACCTTTTTTAACTTTACCACCCATTTTAAATCCTGGTCTTGGTCTTTGTTTATAATCGTTTCTCATTTTAGTTCTCCTTATCCGTTTTCTTGGTTATTATTTACCGGTTTATTAGCCATCGTGCGTGCAACCGATTCCGCAGATCGTCCTACCACATACCCCCCGAGTCCAATTTGAAGAAGTGTCCAAACATCACCTGGAAGAGTTATAGTTATAGAAGCTTTAAAAAAAAATAAGATAACAGGTCCTAATACATAGTTCCATACTAATATAAAAATTAATACGTACATTAACAGGGGCCTCCAGCTCGATGCGAACCAGCCCGCTTTGGCCTCTGCTTCAATAATTTTTGCTGCAGCTTGTAATTCTTGTGTATTAGATTGTAGTAATTGAGTTTGTAGATCTGCTTTTAATTTTGCTTGTAAATCTTTATCAGGAACTGATTTTTCAATTGTATTAAATAAAATCTTTGCTAGAGGTGCAATAGCTCCTAACATTTGAATCATGGTTTAGTACCACTTCGCTTTTCTTTTCTTATCTGGTAACATTGCTTTTTGACCACCAACTTGTTCAAGTTGTGTTTCTTGTGGATTAGTCATTTCAACTTCAACTGCTTGTACATAATCATCACTATTTAAAAATTGTGAATGATCAACTTGAGTTCCATATGCAGATCTTGATGTTTTTTTTATTTTTTTGGCCATATTTATTCCTATTAGTTAAATCCTTGCTTATTTTGTTTTGCAAGAGATACTCCTGCACGCAGTTTAGCTAAATTTTCGTTTTGTTCAAGCTTATTTTCATTATTCTGTTGATTCATTAAAGCTCTCATTTTGTCTAAGTTCAATCTATCATCAGCTTCTTTGCGTTTTTGCTCGTTTTCCATAGCTCTTAAGTCAACTTCACGTGATTTAAGCTTCAATAATGGGTCCGAATCAAATTGAGAAGTAATTTGGTTTTCCTCTTTCATGAAATCTGATGTCATTTCAGCTACTAATACAGATTTTCTAGATTCAATCTTTTGCATCATCATTTGTAACTGTTGTGCAATAGCAGGATTTTGAGCTGCTTGTTGTTGTAACATAGGTAACTGTTGTAATTCTTTTGAAAATTCTAATTGAACTTGTTCTTGGGCCATAATTGAAATGTGTTCGAGTATATTTTTTTGAATTGCAGCAACTATAACTGGATTATTTCTAACCATATTTAATTGCATGAAATTTAAATGAGCTTCAATATGTGCTCTATGATCTTGTCCTGGGAAAGCTTGGAATGGTTGAGCACCCATTGCACTAATATGTTCTAAACTTGGATCTATTGGAGTTGGTCTAGTTGGAGGAGGTAATATCAAATCAATATTATCTACACCAATCGCTTGATACATATCTTTGTAAGCTTGATATAAATTATGAATCTGTGGATTAGATTGAGCAAGTTGTAATTGAGTTTGTGCTAAACTGATTCTTTGTGTTTGAGAAAATATATTTGGATCTGCAACTGGAACAATATCAACTCTATCATCAAAGTCCGCAACTTTAATTTGTTTATTTCCACCTACTACATCGTATGGATATATGGGTGGTAAATATGTTTTAAATACATTTGCTAATAATTTAAATTCTTGTTTTAATGAAGCATAAATTCTTTTGTGTATTGCAGACATAACTCTTGAGCCACGTTCCAATAATGCTAACGTTGTACCTACTGCCGCTTGTTGGTTTCCTTCACCCACTTGATTATCTGCGATGCTCGCGAATCGTTGACCTGCTTGAACAACAACTCCCATTAAAGTTAATAATGTTTGATCTGGTCCCTTAAATGGCAATGTCATAAAGTTATCTTTAATATTTCCTCCTGGAGCGTCGACATCTCTCCATTCTCCTGGTTGTAATGGTTGTGCGTCATCTCTAACTCTAATACCACGCATTTTAAATCCAGCTGGTAAGTTAGCTAATGTTCCTGCATCTAATAATTGTCTTAACGCAGATGTAGCAGTTCTTGATAAACCACCAATCATATGAATTAAACCAAAACCATAGAACCCTAAACCTGGTAAAAATTTAAAGTGTACAAAGTAATTAATTTTATTTTTTTTAGGATCTGTTTCATAGAAATTACGTCTTATAGATAAAACTTCTCTAGAAGATTCTTCAATAGTTACAACGTATGGAAGCTTAATTCCTGTGGGCTCACCAGTCTGTGGATCTTTATCTTCAAATCCTTCCAGATCTAAATAAACATGACATTCTAATAAAGTATAAATGTCATCTTGTTTTTCAACTCTAATACCTTCTAATTTTTGTTTCTTTTCTTTTAATTCATCTGTTTGTATAGCGGGTTCACCAAGTTCAACATCTCTATAGAAACCACTTACTTGTTGTTTTCTTAAATCATTTGCTGAAATTTTAATTGAATGAATTACTGCTTCAGCATCTTCTAATGAAGTTGCAGAATAAGGAACAACTAAATCTTCAGCTGGAATAAATTTAGATACAGCTCTTCCTAATAATTCATCGTAATAAACTTTTTTAAATGTAGATCCTGATAATGGTAAATAAAATAACATCTGATCAAATTCAGCTTCGTATTCTTTCATTACATCCATAATCTCGTAGTTCATGAAATCTTTAACTCTATTTGCTTGATCTTGTCTTTCAGGAGTTATTGCTCCAACTATTTGAGTTCTAACTGGACCATCTGCTGGAAGTAATTCTTTATAAGCTTGTGATTGAAATTGTGTTACTGATTCTGCAAGTACTGGATGTGTAACACCAGACGCACCTTTAAAAGGTTCTGTTCGTCTTTCATATTTAAATCCTAAAAGATCTAAACCATTTGTATATGTTGTTTCCCAATCTTGTCTGGAAGAACGATAGTCAAGATAGTTATCAACTAGATCTGCACCTATTTCTCCTAATTCTTGTTCATCAATTATTTCTGCTAAATTTGAAGAATGATTATCTGATTGTAATTCTTGAGTCGGGTCAAAAGAAACTTCTACGCCACCATCTTCCATTTGATTCATTTCAACATTTTCACTTGTAATCTCTGGAACTGTTTCGTCTCTAGTTTCTAAACTAATTTCTTGTTCTTTAAATTCTGGGTCCGATGGAGTTGGAGTAACGTTCGGTAATGATTTATCTATTTCAGCCATGATTAATTATACCTTCTTGTAAATAATGATTCAACACCTTGTGAACTAGGACCTCTAGCAGGTGGTATCGTATTTGTCAATCCACCGTTAGACATACTCACTCTTCCACCTTTAGCCATATTTGTTGTTTGTCCTGTTATAGTATTTAATAGATCAGCATTATTTCTAAGTGCATTCATTGTACTGTAATCTAAATTTCCAATAGACGCCCCTAATGCTTGAACACCCGGATCATAGCTTCCAACATTAACTGTTCTTTGAACATTTGGATTTGAAATGTTTGATCTTAAATTTCCTAAACTTTCCCCTAAATTATATGCTCCAGAATAAATTGATTCTCCAATGCCTGGGATAGATTTTAAAACACCTGCAGCTCTATTTGCTGCTGTTGAAAGTGGTAGCTCATTCATAAAAGCATCGTAAAAACCTTTAATACCAGATCCAGGTTCCATTCTTCCTTCGTTAATTACTTGTGCTGCTTCATGAAAAGGAGAAGAATAAAAGGCAAGAGGAACTGCTGCAACTGTTCCTATAGTACCAAGAGTTTGGCTAAGTATATTATCACCTAATAATTCTTTAAGTTTGTCTTGAGCAAATTGTCCAGCAGCTTGGTTAGCAGTTACATCATATGTAAATTTATTTGGTGAATTGGTATAAGCATCTGATCTTGCTTGACTATATGTATCATAAGCAGGTCCAGAAAATATTCCTGTACCTACATTTGAAACAATAGGATCTCTAGCTTCATTACCTCCTGCATTTGATCCTTCTCTTATAACTTTTATATAATTATTAGTTGCTGGGTCATATTCAAGTGATTCATATTTACTACTAAAGTTAATTCCAGAAGTAGTTCCAAACGCTGCTTGATCTTGTGCTGAAACTTGTTGACCAGAAAAAGGATCTATTATTGGAACTTCAGTTTGTAATTCGGCTTTTTTTCTCCTATAAAGATCGTAAACATCTTGTTTATCTTCTGCTCTGGATAAACTAGCAATGTATAATTTAACTTGATCAGGAATATCTAAAAATTCTGATTGATCTTGTGCTGAAGCTCCACCCTCCGCGTATCCCGGTCTTTTACGAAACATACTTGCAACACCGCCGTCCGCGTATCGCTTTCTTTTTTTAAATAAACTACTTACACCACCTTTTTTATATCTTTTAGAAAAAGTTCCCATCACGCTATCATATAAATCAAATATTTCTTTTTTAGATAATCCTTCTGTTTCATAACCTTTTTTATTTAAACTTTTTTCTTCAAAACTTTTAACTTCTCCACCATCAGCAAGATCTATTTGAAATCTTCTTCTTAAATATTCTTCAACAGGCATAACTGGTATTGAACCTTTTGGAACAACATCTCTTGGTTCAAATTTAGGCATAGTAACAAGTTCATCATCTACTATTTCAAGATTAGGCATTTTAGCATCTAGACTAGATAGTAATTCATTTTCAGAATATGATTTATATTTGCTTAATGGTTCTTCTGCTTTACTTTTATTTTCTTTTGCAACCTTACCACCGTTTTTCATTTCAGGTAATTCAGGTATTAAAACATTAACGTCAGGTATATTATCTTCATACCAACTTTCTGGAACTTCTTCCCAATCTCCTGAAAGACCAATTTGTGAAAAAGGTTTCATAAAAGTTATACCACCTCCTTTTGGTCCAATAGAAATACCCCACCTACTAGATGTATCATCTTGAACATTTGGTATGATACTTAAACCTATTCTAGGATCTTTTATATCTTTTTTATTATATTGACCAAATTCTCCACCTATATTTTTATCAGAAAAATCTAAATCAAGACCAAATAATGTATTTCCTTTATAAAAAGGTAAAAGAGATTTTTTACTTAATAACTCTTTTTTGTTTTCTCTAATTTCTTCCTCTATTTCTGCGTCTGTCTGTTTAGGTTCTTTTACTTTTCCACCTTCTTTATAATTAAATACTGGCGATCCTTTACGTTTTAAAAATCTTCTAAAGCCAGAATTTGTATCTGGGAATGATTCAGGGTCTTCATTAATTAATTCTATAAATTCTTCTTTAAGTAATTTTTTAACATCTTCAGATACAGATCCACCGTCTTTAAAGTTTATATCAGATGGATCAAAGTTTGGATCATCTGGTAATCT